GGGGCTGCCACGGGCCATCCTGGATGGTAAGGTTAAATAACCCAGCCCTTCGCTAGCCGCAGCACTACGTCTCTTTTACTGCCTTGGAATTTATATAGAGACGCAAGATCACACGCTAGCTCCTTACAAAACGTCTGTTTGTGCGAGGCAGATATTTCTGACCGTACGATGTTCTTTAAGGTCAGTAAAATGGCCTAATGATTCTGCTTCGCGGTTCAATTTTGGAAACCAATAATCCCAAATTTCCTTGGGATGTAATGACAATTCTTTTATCGCCGTTTCTAATTCTACAACGGTTTGAGCCGCTGGGTCCGGGCATCTGTGGACCCACATGGGAAATTCTAAAATAGTTTCCAATGTGAGTGGACAGATATACTTATTACTAACCTTATCTAAATAAAACTTACGTTTAAGATAAGAAACTTCAGTTATTGGACGTGCTTGTTCAGTAGCTAAAGCATCCTTATCCTCCATAGTATAACTTAAACCTAACTTAGACATTAATATAGGGATAGTGAGCTGATTAAACTTATCTAATCTACTTTCAGGTACACTAACAAGATGGTCATCTCCATAAGCTACTATTCCACACTCTTTCCAAAAAGATCGAGCTGAATAATAGCTTATATCATCAAAGGCCATTTGCCAACAACATGAAAATACTAAATTTACAAAAATTGAATTTATAATAGCTGTTAAATAATGTCCTGATGCCAACGAATGTGTCCATTGATAAATTTCTTTTCCAGTTATGTGCATTGAATTAATCAAACTTTTAATTAGGATACGCATAACTAAAACGTCCTCTGGTGTTGCGTTCAAAAATCGGACGGCCAATTGAACCAAAACTTCGGCTGCGAGCTCTAACAAACGCTGTTGTTGAGAAGCATCAAAGCCTTCAAAGTCTCCGGCTATAATTTTCTTAGATTTTCTGTGCAACACTTTCACAATTTCGTTCCAATCATTCGAATACACATTCGTTCCAACCGACACATGCGACCAATTTCTATTTTTAGATAATAAAGCCACTACTCCATTAAAATACATCTTACATGCTATTAAATAATCTACTGGACCTGCTGAAAAGAGTCTGGTTTTATGAGCCTTATGCAAGGGTTTTCGTTAATCTTTAAGTGTATCCACAAAATAATGATCTAATACTTGCCCTTTCTTTGCACATTCTATGATCTGTTCTACTCGCTTTCGAACAAATTCACACTGAGGTGAACTTAAATCATATTCTTGCCCTGAACCAAACATATCTTTTCGTGTCATATTGGCCATTTGTACAAAGGGAAATCCGGCAGACGTATCTCTTTTTACTGCATTTACAAAATCTTCTCCTTCAATACCGCAAACTGCTTCTTCAAAAGAATATACAGCCTTAATATTGTTAGAGTTAATTTCTCGCGACTTATGTAAAACTGAAGAGATTT